GCAGTTAAAAGAAGGTAATGGTGCCAGTACTTCAGATACATCTCTGGCAGCAACATCAACAAAGTTTGCAACCATAGCCTTGGTCGCACCTTCTGGAAACATATCAGGGTAAACATTGATTAGGTTGCCTTTGCGAACCTCTAGGATTTCTCCCATACGAGCATCGCGTTCAGCGTTACGCCGTTTGAGAGCGTCAACCTTCATCGCTATTTGATTAATATTTAAAGCCACTAAAATCCTTAAACGTAAAATACTTCTTGTTGTTGTTCGGCATAAGCCTCATCCAAATCAATAACAAATCTATTATTGAGTTGTCGTCTTGAATGCCATCTACTGCTAGAGAATTGCTGAGCATATTGACCACGCTCTAACCATTCGCGTATTACAATTTCTGTAAACCATAAAGCCATAACGCAGTCAGTTGGCTGACGCTTATGTGCATCTGGTTTCCAGGTTATTAATTGGCTGACTAGAGCCTTTAGTCCTTCAGATTTCTCAGTTGAAGGTATTTCTATTAAATTTGAACCTTTTACGAATTTGTCATTTGTAGTTGTTCCAAAGAGTGGAGCCAATGACGCAACACCGAAATCAACGTCCCATTTGTTGTTTCCAGTGAAATGCTCGCGAAACACGATTCCGCGTGAAGCGAGAAAGTCACGAATTGCTTCATCTTTGGTGAGGAAGAGTTGAAATGCATTTTTCTCCGCTACTACTACGTTGGGCTGGTACTTGATTGCCCAATCTTGAATTAGGTTTCTAATCTTTTCAGGCGTTGGTTCTGTCATATTATGAGCATCTAAGATGTAACGTTTCTTTGTATCTACATCTACAGCAACACATACAGCAGCAGTCGCACCACTCATAGCAGGGTCAATGCCTACTACAATCCTATAGTTACCCAATTCTTTAGGATAACCAGGTGCACCAAAATGCAGTATTCCTACTTTACGTAATCCATTAATTGAATTTTGAACACAGAGTGCAGGAAAAATGGAATCATCTTCAACGTCTTGTTGTTGATAAACCATAGCCCAGGTAGAAGGGGTAACTTCTGAGCGTCTTTGGAAAAGTGTAGGACCATCCCATTTAGGGTAAAATCCATCTTCGTCAGGTGTCGCGTCCTCTTCACCATCCCAAGGTCTATCAGACCTCGCCCATAAAGTTACCCACTTCTTTGGGTCTTCACTAAACTCTAACACTGCTGGCATAGCCAAGTAGGTAAACGGAGTTTTATTTCCGCTCCAGTGTTCAGGGTTGCGAAGTTCGCGGTATAGGTCAATAGTTCCTATACGAGTCCCTACAACTAGAAGTTTTCCGTTTTTACCTAAACGAGTAATTACTTCTTTTTGAAGCCAATTGATTTGCTTTTCCCATTCGTGGGCGTTAGCAGTTGTGATGCAGTCATCTAGAATAATCAAATCTGCACGTGCACCATAAATCTGACCGCCCATACCCAAGGCTTGAAGGGTTGGGTCTTTTTCGCCAGAGTCCCTGGTTTCTGTTCCAAGGTAAACCGTATCAGTTCGCCAGGTTTCTGAGTCTTCTTTCCATCCGCCGTCAGGTCCATACATCTGCTGCATTTTAATCCAGCGAGGGTGGCTGAGGCGTTGCTTGATAGCGTATACAAACTCTCGTGCTTTGGCGAGGGTTTTTGAAATTATAATAATTCTGACGTTAGGGTCCAGGGCAATTCTGTAGGTAGAGTAGTTGACCGTAATGGTCGTACTCTTGGCGTGCTCTGGAGGTATGTTTATGAGCAGCCGATTGGAGGTGGCTGGCTCATAAATCATACTTGGATGAACCCATTCGGGCTCACCTCTTTCAAGCAAGGAGATGAAGTTCTTTTGGTGGGGAAAAACCTTCATCTCTAAGTATTGCTCCGAGAAGGATTCAAAATCTATATTTAGTTTGTCGGGGGTCTTTTGGAGGGCTCGGACATCATCACGTTCGGTTCGGGCGTTGTCAAGGTCTTCCCTGAATTTCCTATCGGATTTAATCCAGTACTTGATGGTGTCTGGCTTCACGCCAGCAACCTTGCTCGCCTCGATGTTGGTCATACCTGATGCTAGGGCTTTGAGGTAGTCCTCTTTCTTCTTGGCTGAGGCAGCCTTTTTGTGATGTGAGTCACCTGCTTTTGCAGCCATAAGAGTCCCATTTCTTTTGCTTCAGGGATAGTGTAATATTATATAATATTATATTATAGCAAATTGCCCCAAAAGGCAATTTGCGTAAATACTACCCTATTGCTTTCGGTGGGTCAAGAAAGCAATAATAATATTTTATTATCTACTATATACTAATCCGTTACCAAGGGGTTTGGTAACGGGTAAGTTATTAACAATTTTGTCACATTAATAAAAGTGCAGGTCAGAGGGGGCGAAATAACCCAGAAAAATTTTAGATGGGAGTGCTGCATATACACCATCGCAGGAATTTAAAACCTGGGGTGGGTGTTTTGGGGGGTGAATCGCGTAGCGAGAGGGGGGTATTTATTAATTAATTACCGCCAGATGTTATTAAAAAAAATGTATTGGAGAAGACAGTCCCCCCCTTTATTTATTTACTACTGGCACCCCACCTTACTTAGTTAGGTAGTTGAAATTTAAACTAAACAAATCAAAAGAATCTAAGGCCTTAAACTCTCAACCCATCCCCGACAATCTCAAAAGGTAAACAAAATAAGCGGATGAATAAATCAATAAATGAATCTTGAAACCTTGGACTGTTGCATAATATGAAACAAAATCCTATATCCTATATTCGAAAATATTTTTCAAAATAGGCTAGACATCTGCCAATCAATGCCCTAAAATATTTATATGCCTTAAGACATAAGGCAGAAATGGAGACAAGAAAATGCAAGAAAAGGAAAGGTTAAGCGATTTAGTAGCATCACTTGAAGACGCTTACGAGATTGTAAGAAATGAGATTCAAAAGAATCACGGCGTGAAAATCGCCCCCGCTCAAATCATCGTGGCCCGTGATGAGACTGGAAGAAAGCACGGACATTTTACAACCGCTGAGACGTGGAAAGGCTCGCAGGGTTACCACGAAATTTTTATGAGTGGACAATCCCTCGAGCGTGGACCAGTGGCGACACTTGGAACGCTATTGCACGAGATGGCACACGCGGTGAATCACGCGGAGGACATCGCCGACACCTCGGGCGATGGTTATCATAATAAGAAATTCCAGAAAACCGCCGAGGAAGTTTTCGGGCTAGAAATCAAGAAAGCCCCGAGGGTTGGATTTAGTGAGACAACCGTCCCCGATTCAACCGTCCAGAGATGGCACGAGGCGATTGCTAGAATCGAGGAAGGTCTCAAGTTGTCGGCCCTAGGATTTGGCAAGGGCAAGACGGGCAGAAACAAAAACAACCCCGTAGCGATTTGCGGATGCGGTGAAAAGATTCGCTTAAGTCTTAAGACGCTAGAAATGTGTCGCCCTAAGTGTCAAGAATGTGGCGAGGAATTTAGCGTATAGAATTAGACGCGGAGGGTTGACTACCATCCCCTAAAGATGGTAGTCTTCCCTCTGAGGCTAACCTCAGAAAAAAAAGAAAGGTAAGGCAATGGAGACAGTAACAAAAGCAAGTGAACAATTCTTGCAAGACTTTTTACTAGTCAGCGAGAACGATGCAGAAATGTATTTCGAGTACCGCGACCTAGTGAAGCGTATTGGAATCTGGGAGGCAGGCGAGAAGATTCGCGAGCAGTTCGAGGCGTGGGTCTTCACCGTAGCGGACCAAGAAAGAGAACGGGGCAATGAGTACGGGGCACTACTTTTACAGCAGTTACTCATTGGCTGGGGCTCAGATGTATTTTTTGAAGTAGCAAAGAGATTCAAGGAAGAAGACTAGTCGGCGGATGGTTAGGCTTAGGTCTTAAGACGTAAGCCTTTCCACCTGGTTACTAGCCAGGAGGACAAGGAGACAAAATGGAAGCAGTAATTAATTTAATGAGTAACTGGGAAGCGTGGGCGGTCTGGTTGATTCTTATGGGGTCAACATTAATCGCGACCAATTACTTTTTAAACAAAGCAAAAGAAGATTAAGTCTTAAGACTTAAGAGAGGAGCGACACGCCGAGGCTTGACAAAGTTAAGGCGTGTCCTCTAAAATAAATCAAGAACCAACAAAGGAGACAAATGAAAAGCAACGAAACAATAGAAAGAACTATTACGTGGGGCCGTTTAATTCTAGAACGAAGAGATGAAATCATTACAGAATTAAACGAAACCATAGAAGGATTCACCTACAAAGAAGGTAAAAGGGATAACGCTACTAAGTTGCGTAGCATAATCGCTACTGCCTCCGCTCTAGAAAAATGTGAATCAGAAGTCGAAAACCTTTACGAGTACCTAGATGCTTGGGATTGGAAGACAAGAGAAAAGTATTTGAAGCAAT